GGTCGCCACACGTCCGTTTTGTAAGCTCTCTTCGAGCCACTCAGCGAACGTAGGAAGAGTGATTCCTAAAAAGGATTCACCCTCGTTTTCATATCGTGACAGGATGGTAACCCGATCACGATTGGTATTAGCACAAGTCTTAAGATGTGCTTCATCGAGTATCGATAGAAGGATGTCTAGGCTTTTCATAGATTCTCCTATGAAAGGAGGGTTTCTATCACTAGCCTAACATGCTCCCAGATAGTCTGCAATCTTTCATGCAGACAACTCGAAAAGTCCGTCCACGTGACGAATGCGCAAGTGAGCTTAATTTGCATTAAGACTCGAGCGCAAGAAATTTCGTCATGTTGGCCGACTGTGACATGTAGCCGCAGATGCCAGTGAGGATATCAGTCAAATTCGCTGTAGTAAAACCAGCGGTTGGCCGATTCAGCACGACATATGCGGACGCTGACACAGTTTTGGTCAGACCGGTCGAAGGGTCCGTGTACGGAGTATAGAAGTCGAGACGAGCCTCTGAACGAGTCCGAGAACCACGCGTATGCGTGATCTTAGCCGTGTAGAGGGCATCCGACGTCGAATACTCCGACGCGTAACCATCAGTCCGGATTCGGGCCATAGACTTTGCGGTCCCCCCGGATATGGCATTAGTTTGCCCTACCGAGATAGAGATGGGATCTGCGAACATGGTAGTCCTTTCTTTTTGTTTTTGGGGAGATCTCGTATCTCCCTTGTTACGCTCTCGGCGCGTTAGATTTAGCGCGCCGCGAGAGTCCGAGAGCAACAAGGATGGACCACTGATAGTTCGATAAAGAACCGAAAGTGATCCCAAATCCGTAAGGATTCGCTACCTCCCTCTGACGGTAGATGTATTGTGTCTTGGAAGTTCCACGACACGTTACATCCGGGCCAGAAAACTTACCCGTCGACACGTTGCGGACGCCCGTGTGAACACGGACCCAGCCATTGTGTATATATGTGTACTTCTCAGAACACATAACATACGCATACTCTGCCACAACATGATAACGAGCCCTCAGATATATATTCTGAAGCACAGCGCCTACATTCACGAACCAGTCCAGAAGCCAAGACCATGGTATCACTTTATAGATGATACTAGGATCCAAGTCCATGCCGTATAGCGAGAACGCTAGTCTCTTGTGTTTATCAAGAAACAACGAACCCGCATTAGCAAGCTCTGGGATATAGAATCGATATTTGGCAACATACCAAATCTTCGAATCATATGCCTTGACCTGGTCTCTCATTCGCGTCCCATTCTCAGCCGTATAGTACGCAGCGAGCGGTAGAACGGGAGCCATCGAAGTAATCTGTCCGACAGGTGTCGTACTGATTGACTCCGAGAAGCCTCCAGAATCTAACGTAACTCTGCGTCTCACCGATTTACCATTATGTCTACGAAGCCAGCGAAGTTTCCTCATGAGGTTATCGTGGTAATTCATCATTGCCGCGAAATCCTGCATGAAAGGAACCCAACCGAACGTCGTATTCAAATAGTTATCGGCGATATACTTCGGCCCTTTCTTGAGATCATTTAAGAAGTCGCCTACCGTGCGTCGGGCAGCTGAAAAGCTGAAGCCGCGCCGTGCAAGGCCCTTCAAAGTTTCCATAGAGTGGGTAACCATTCCGTGGAAATCCTTGAGCTCAAAGAGAGATACACCCATACTATAAACAGGGTGTAAGGGATAGGTCCGGTTCCAACCTTTTGCGCCCCAGCCTGCGAGTGATCGCATGCCAGGCTCTGAAGCTGGAAAGTAAGGTACGGCAGAAAACTTTCCGTCGTAATTGACTCGAGGAACACTCGCCGGATTGTAGTCGGTGTGTATAGTCTGGGATTCGCCCAAATATATTCTTTTCTTGGATATTTTGAGTGGACCACCAGACCGGTAGGGAGGACCGGGATGCGTCTCATCAGTACAGGTCTGCCATCCAGAATAACGAGTGTTAACGATCGTCGAAGGACCATAAGTCCCTAGAAAATCGCCACCCGTACTGTATGGAAATGATCTGGTCCGCTGAGCCATTTTAACCTAATCCTTGTGCTAGTAATCAGGGGGGAGACC